CAAGTCGGCAAAACATTGCGCGGCTCGGTTGTGCAAGAAATAAAGAAAATCATTGCGGCTTGGGGGTTATCGGGAATAATGAATGTTAACAAAACAGACGGTACAGTGACATGCTCTAACGGCTATCAAATAGTTTTTGCGGGGCTTGACGATGTGGAGAAATTGAAATCCATCGTGCCGCAAAAGGGTGTTTTTACCGACATCCGTATTGAGGAAGCCACAGAGACAGAGTACAAAGTTGTTAAGCAGCTGCTCAAACGTCAACGCGGCGGGAGTGCAGATACCCCAAAGCGTATGACCTTATCATTTAACCCAATACTAAAATCTCATTGGATATACAAACGGTATTTTGACGGCATTGGTTGGGCAGATGAGCAAAAGGAATATGAATCCGAAACGCTGAGTATTATCAAGACTACTTATAAAGATAATAAATTTCTAACACAAGACGACATTCGAGACCTTGAGAACGAAACGGACAAGTATTTTTATAATGTTTATACGCTTGGGAATTGGGGCATATTGGGACACGTTATCTTTACGAATTGGGAAGTGCGAGACCTTTCAGGGATGCGAGACCAATTCACGAACCATCGAAACGGTTTAGACTTTGGCTACGGTGCTGACCCCGCCGCAATGTGGATCGCGCATTATGATAAAATGCGAAAAACGATATACGTCTATGATGAGCTTTATGAGCGCGGCTTGACGAATGATATACTTGCCACGCGAATAAAAGAGCGCATTGGCAATGCGCGCGTCATCTGTGATAGTGCTGAACCAAAAAGCATTGCGGAATTACGCAAATACGGCATAAATGCTTATGGTGCTAAAAAAGGCAAAGATAGCATTTTGCACGGTATCCAGTGGATGCAACAGCAAAAGATAGTTATTGATTCGTCTTGCGTGCATGTGCAATCGGAAATATCGCAGTACAAATGGAAGGAAGATAGAAACGGCGACCCAGTATCTCCCGCAAAGCCAGTCGGCAAAAATGACCATACAATTGACGCGGGCAGATATGGACATGAAGAAGATAGCGCGAATAAGTCGAAGATAAACACGAAGGCGAAAACGCAGAATTATATAAGAGGCAAAAATGACAGTAAACAACAGCGGTTTAATCGTTAGTGCGTTACAACTTACCGACCCAGATTTAGCGCGCAGAATTGACGCGGCGAATTCTTGGAAGGCTGGATTAACTAAGCAGGGCGCGCGCGTTCGGTTATTTAGAGAGTATGAGCGAGGAGACCACCGCGCAAAAGTCACCGACCAAATGAAAGCCACGCTCCGAATCGTTTCAGGTGATGACGAAATGAACGATTTCGCTATTAACCAATGTGAGACCGTTATCGGAAAAGAAAGCGCGCTTATCTTCGTTTCAAATATTAGTGTAGACGATGCCGCGCAGGATTGGCTTAATGAAACATTAGAGCGCAATTCGTTTAACGCTCGTCAAGTTGAGGACATCACAGCAGCACTGCGAGACGGGAATGCCTATACAATGGTCGGCACGGATGGGATTTGGACGAGCGAACCAGCCTATGATGGTTTTAGCGGTTTGACCGTGATTTATTCGGCAAAAACAAGAAAGCCTGTATGGGCGTGCAAATTATGGAGCGAGGAAGTTTTAGACCAAGTGCTGAAAATGGAGAAAGCGTCAAGGCATGGGAACTTGGTTATATACCGATAGTGACCTATGTAAACAGGGGCAAAAATTACACCATGCAGGGACAATCGGAGCTGAGAAACGTAATCTCTCCGCAAGATATCCTTAATCGTACTCTCCATAGTATGATGGCGGCGGTAGAATATGGGGGCTTCCCCGTGCGCTGGTCAATTGGGATGTCTATTGATATGGAAGGGCTCGTCCCCGGTGGCGTGGTGGGCTTAGTGCCAGATAATGAGGATGGGTATTCGCCTGAGATGCTAGAGTTTTTGCGTTCCGTGAAAGTCGGACAATTCCCTGCCGCTGATGTTCGGCAATTTTTGGAGGTGCTGGATAAAATTATTCAGTACATCGGCTTCATTTCACAAACGCCGCTTCTCGGCATAACCCCAAGTGGCGGTATATCGGGGGATGCGCTGAGACAACTCAATTCGGGATTAGTATCAAAAGCCGCGCGGTACACGCAACAAAACACGGATGCTTATAAACGGTTGATTCGCATGACCGCTGATATACAAAATAAATTTGATACTGGATTTGGGAACGCCCCGAATATCGAAAGCGTGACGGTAACTTGGGCGGATGTTGAGATAACCAATACCGACCAACGCCTTGCCACTATCGGTTTGATAAACGAAAAACTCCCGAACATTATTTCTGTGGATGCTATCTTGCAAGAAGTCGGCGCGGCTCTTGGTTGGGATAAGGCAAAAATTGACGATGAAATTGAGAAAGCAAAAGAGCGGCAAGGGATGAATTTCGACTTTGTAACAGGCGCGGCGGGGAACGCGCCATTAGTTGCGTAACATGAAAACGATTAGCGAACAGATAGATGCTCGGATAGATAGCGAATACGCGAGAACGGCGGGGCGTATGCTCACGCAGATTAAAGCGTTATCGAACGGGCGCGGCTCGCAGATGCAACGCAGTTTAACGAAGTTAGACAAAGAAGCCGACACGCTCGCAGATAATAATGAGCGCATAACTGCCGACAATCCGCAATTGAAAGAAACATTGTCGGAATATCAAAAATTATTTGAGCAGACGCAAGGTTTAATTTTGGCGAATGATGACGCGGTACAAAATGGCGGGAAAAAAATTGCTATCGTCGCAGTGTCGGCTCTGGTTTTTCGCGGCGTTGCAAACGAAATAAAATCCCCCATCGCCGACAGCACTATAAAAATTTATGCAAGCGCGGCGAAAAAAGCGGGTATTATTTGGAATGTACCTGACGCGTTAGATTTTGCTAGAGATTATGTCAACTCTCCCGCGTGGATAAAACGAATGGAGAAGTGGGGTGTTGGTTATGCTAATTTATTGCGTGATACCGTTTTGGCGGGGATTGAAAAGGGCTGGTCGCCAAAATACACGGCGGCGCAAATTAGACACTTCGCGCAAAATATGCCATATAGCGCGGCTGAAAACATTACGAGAACTTTGCAATTGGTATCCTATCGCAACGCAAGCGCAGAAATGGAGAAGTTGAACGGGCAGTACATAGAGGGTAAAATTCGCATAGCAACCATAGATGATAGAACGTGTTTGGCTTGTTTGGCATTACACGGAACGCCGCTCAAGGCGGGCGAAGAAGTGCGCGATCATTTTCGTGGCAGGTGCGATGTTTTCTACCGCGTCAAAGGCGGCGCGCAATTCCCAGACATGATGCAAGCTGATAGTACGCCGGGTAACCGTCAATTCACAGAGTTTCAAACGGGAGAAGATTGGTTTAACTCTCTTTCCCCCAACAGGCAAGCGGCGCAAGCATCGTTCAAGCGAAGCCCTGCGAAGCTGAGGGCGTTTCGGAACGGCGTCCCTATCTCTAATTTCGTGGGGAAATATGATGACGCGGTATTTGGTGAAATGGTGATAGAGAAAAGTCTATTAAGCGCGCTCGGTGGGGATGCGCTGCAATACTATGAGGCAAATAACAGATGAGACATTATGAAAAAGCACCGCTTTGGATGCGATTATTAATAAAGGTGATGTCATGGCTGAGAAAATAGACTTGCTAAGCGATGATTTATTTTGCAAAATGTTAATGACGCGCCGCGCCGCGTTACTTTCTGATGTGGATGGTATAGAGGAGTTTTTCAAGATGGAGCGCACAAAAGATTTGCGAAAAGAGATAAAGCATCTTCGCTATGAAAACGAAAAACTCCGTATGGCAATTGAAAAAGAATAAAATTGTGATATACTAAACGAAAGCCAACAGGCTGACCGTTTATAACTAAAGCCGTGTTTTTGCGATAACCCGAAAGGGCGACTCTCCGAAGCACGGCTTTTTATTATTCCATCATCCCGTAGGATGTAAAACTCGAAAAGGAAAACAAAATGCCAGAAGAAACAGAAGTAGAAGAAATCACGGAAAATGTGCAAAAAGAAGCGTCTACGGAGACGGTAAAATCCGAAGCGCACATGATTCCAAAAACACGCTTTGATGAAATCAATCAGAAGTACAAAGATGCTGAGAAGCGTTACAGGGCGTTAGAAAAAGCGGCGCAAGAAGCCGAAGAAAAACGTCTCAAAGAAGCTGAGGATTACAAAGCACTCTATGAGCAGGCGCAAGCCAGAATCGCAGAGTTGCAACCGAAAGCAGAAAGCGCAGAAACAGCGCACGCAACGCTTAAGGAAGTTTTAGCGGCGCAAATTGAAACAATCCCAGAAAATCGCCGCAGTCTTGTACCGGAAGCCCTCTCTACTGAGCAACAACTGGCATGGATAGCAAAAAACCGCTCATTATTAGCCAAAGCCCAACCCTTCAATATTGGGGCGGGTGCGAAAGGCGGGAGCGGTGAAAACGTAGTAGACCTGAGTAACGAAGATTTAGCCATTGCTAAAAAGATTGGTATGTCAACTGAGGACTACGCAAAATATAAAGATTAATGAGGTGAAATTATGGCAGCACCCGCCTATACTTGGAAATTTGAAAAAGACCTTTGGGGAACTCGCGAACCGAAGGTTGTAACTCTCGAAGCCGCAGCTTCGCTCGAAACGAAAGTTGGTACTTTGGTCGCTATGTCTAGCGGTCAAGTCGCCGCCGCCGGAGCGTCCGCCGCGTCTTTGCTCGGTTTGGCTATGAATGCAACCAGTGCGGCTCTATCCGCCGGTGATGCCGTCAAAGTCGCCGTAATCGCCGAAGGTATGGTTATTCGCGGCACTGCTGATGCAGACGCCACCGCTCTCGCAGGTTTTAGCGGGAAAACCACCGACTTAAACGTAGATGGCTCGCTTGACGTGGCAGATGTCACCAATGGATGCCTTTCTGTTTATCGCGTAAACAACGCCGCAGGAACGGAAGTCGATTGCGTTGTTACTAAATTTGATATGGGAGCGTCCTAATGACTACACCTATGATTTCTAGCAATTGGTCGCGCTTCGTTTTGCCGCTCGTTCGTAAAGAATGGACTGAAAAACTTAACGCAACCGTAAGCCCCGCTTCGCAGTTTTTTGGCACAGAGACTTCAAAAGCCTCCGCTGAATACTCGCAAGGTGTCGGCTCTTTCGGATTAGTCGAGGAATACAACGCGGCAAGTGATGGTGATAATGCCATTGCTTACGATAGCTTTGCCGCGTTGTACGAAAAAACCTTCACTCACAAAGAATACGCCAAAGGCGTAGCCATTGAGCGTAAGTTGTGGGACGACGACCAACTCGGCACAATTCGCCGAAAGGCACAGGGCTTGGGCGCGGCTTTTGGCACTACCCGTGCTTATCACGCCGCAAGCGTTTTCAATAACGCTTTTAGCTCGTCTTATGTTGGAGGTGATGCAGTTTCTCTCTGTAATGCTTCTCACCCCGTCAATACTCAAAGCTCAACGACTTTCAGTAATGCGGGAAGCACCGCTCTTTCTTACGATGCCGTAGTCGCTACGCTCTTAGCTGGTCACGGCATGGATGACGATCGCGGTAATCCGATGCCCGCGATTTACGATACGCTCTACGTTCCAACCGCCTTGCAGGCGACTGGCTTCGACATTGTTAAGAAGCTCGTCCCCGCTTATGAGACAACTCAAAAGCAGTTTGTTTCCTCAAAAGGTATAAAGTTGGTTGTTGACCCATATCTTACGGATGCAAACAATTGGTTTATGTTGGATTCCGGACAAGCCAAAATGCACTTGCTCTGGTTTAACCGTGTGATGCCTGAGATTAATGTTGATGTGAATTCAAACTTCAATCTCGTTGCTCGTTTCTCCGGTTATATGCGTTACTCCTTCGGATGGGATTCAGCCCGCTTCGTGTACGGTCACGCAGTATCTTAGTTTTCTAATTTGGGCGGGTGAAATTCCCGCCCATTCTCGGTATCCTCAATGGAAATCATTTTTATTATCAACGTAGGCGAATATAAAAAAGGCGATGTTTTGGCGTTGCCTGAAAAGAAAGCTGACCAATTTATTGGGGCTGGCTTTGCTGAAAAGAAAGCAGATGGAACACCGAAAGCCACGCGAAAGAAGAAGGTGAAAAATGGCAATAAATAGATATAGTGTTGATAGAGGGCATCTTCGTAAGGATTACGTCACTGGGTCATCTGCTATTGCTTTATCCGTTTCTATTATTAAGCCGACAAAAGTTATTGGCTTGACATTACATCTTTCAGCCGCGCCAAGTACTGGAGAGAATTTCGAGATTAAGTTAAATGCCAATGTCGGCACTGCCTATGACGCAGTGCTTCATTCTGTGGATTTGTCAACAGGCTCTACGACCGATTTGATTTGGTATCCTGACGGAGATTTGTTTTTAGAAACCGGTGATGCGCTCGACATCTCATATCCTAATACCGATGCTGGAACATATGGTTTGCAAGTTACCACAAAAGAATTAACCTAACATGACCTTTACTTTTGATGCTTCTCTTGGTACCGACTTGGCTCTTGTGCGCTTCAATATTGGCGACACGAGCGAAGAAGGCGCGTACTTATCCGATGAGACCATCACAGCTTTGCTAACCAGCGAGGGCAGTGTAGGCGGTGCTGTGATAGCGTCTATCCGGTATATCATCACGCAACTAGCTACTCCGAACTTCAAAAAAGATTGGCTATCAGTGGACTATAAAACCGCTAGAGAAGGCTTTGAGAAGTTGCTGAAAGATAAAGCGCATGAATTTGATATTAAACTGATGAAAGGTATCTCGTTTTCTTCGTCAATTTCTAACCCGTCTCGTGCAGATAGTTACCAGTCAAGCAATGATTATGATGGGAAACCATAATGCCCCGTTTAGCCTCTAATCGCCTCATTCACCAATTGCAACGCAAAACTAAAACCGCGTTTTATGGTGATGTTGTAACTTATTACGCAACCCCAAGCGCAGAGAATGGGCTTGATAAGTACGGTCAACCCACCGCCGCCACTTCCGGTACTGACATAGACTGCTCGTTCAACGATAAACCAAGCCGAGAGAGATGGGGCAAATCTATGGATATTCAGGGCATAGCTGGGGAGGTGCGTTTTGATGGCGTAACTCCCGATAAGGGCGGGCGCATAAAAGTAACAATGCGCTGGGACGAAGCTGACACTATCCCTCATATTTATGAGATTGTGGATATTCGGCAACGTGGCGAATTTGGCTATGAGTGCCTTCTAAAAGCGGTGAAAATCTAATGCAACCAAATCTAATAGTAGATACAAGTAAAATGCTGAAAGCCTTGCATGACATAGAGCTAAGCGCGGTTGAGATGCTACACGTTGAGGGCGCGGGTGCGAAGGTTCAAGTAAATAGACAGAAAAATCTAGTCCCCGTGGACACTGCCGCAACGAAACTGAGTATTAAAGAGCATTACGAAGAAATCTCTGCTCATAGGATAGTCGATAATATCGGTGCTGAAACTACTTATGCGCCGAATATCGAATTTGGTCGTGCTGATATGCCGAATTATCCGATGCAACCATTCGTCAGACCCGCCGCTCATAGTGGGCTAAAAGAAACCGTAAGTGCTATCAGCTCTGCGGTCGGTAGTTTATTGGTAAATAAATGGTAGAGGATAGTGTAAGAACTTTTGCTCTTTTAGATGCCGCAATAGTCGCCAAAATTGGAGCGCGTTTTTATAA